GGACCATCACCTGTATTTGAAATTTCAGATCTTTGAGGATCAAAATGTTTCTTTTTCATTTTAAGACCTGATTGAGCAGAAGCAGCACCAAATAGACGAATATTCTCAAAAGATAAATAAACGGTATAACCAGCAGTAATAGCTCCCGCTGGTGAAACAAGAGGAGAATAAGGGTATATATTCAAAAACCCTAAAGACCCTGAATCCACACTACTGAGGATACTAGTAAGAGGATAAAATGACTTAGTGGACACAAAAGGAACCAACAATTCTGCAACAGTATCATTACAAAGATCAATCTCAACATGAGGAACTGTAGTACGTTGAACAAGAGTAGCCATATGAGATTGATTGATCCAAAATTCTTTTAAAAGAGAAATAGAAGTAATGGGTCCAGCAAGAGGAGTCCAGGACATAATATATCGTCCTTGTTGAAAGCGATTAGCATTGACAACAATTCTGAATCTCATATCCATACGGATTCCAAATATACCTGCAAGTTTTTCTCGCCAAATTACAGCATTTGCAGATTGAAGTGCTGTGTAAGGCATGGAAGAGGCAATAAAAGTTGAATAGGTGTCAGTAGTTGAAAAATTCGCTTGTCTAATGATAATTGGTCTAGACAAAAATGTCTTGATAGACTGTTCATCAAAATTAGTGTCTGAGAGTGAAAGTATAGTATTATCAATGTGTGCAACATGACTTTCATCTCTAATAACAACATTTGCATCATCAACAAAAACAGTGGCATCTTGGAGTTGGGTATTTGAATTTCCTTGGTGTACCGAAGTTTCCTCGGTGACAGTTTTAGATTCTTGACCACTTGAGGCAGTACCAAAAGGGTCTAATTCAGCAAATTTAACAGAAGGTGTGTATGTGCTCATGGTATATTGTAAAAGGAGGCCTAACGATGGCATCGGACAGTGCACCTCACTGTCAAGGTTTTGAAATGGATTATCGTACCATTTCTCATTGTATTGACGGTTAGAGAACATACTTATTGATGATCTAACGATTTTAGTTTATTTGGTTTTGTTTTTGTGTTCCAACAGTAAAATAGTCATGCAATTTGAATTCCTACGTGACAAAGCTCGTGAGAGCCCGCCCCTTTTGAGGACTTGGCGATTCATTCATATAACGAGTGGGGCACACCTTAAGTCAAGTATTCCAACAAAGTACAATCGAGATTACTGAAAGCTTTTGAATTATTTTTAAAGTAAGGGTATAAGATGTTTTACGTCATCTCTGACATAACAATCTAGAAATAGTAATCGGTTTCAAGAGTATCACAATAACAAATTTCAAAGTTTGCAAAAATCTCTTTAGCTGGCTTATGGTTAGGAAGAAACTTGTTTTTCAAGTCTACAAGTTTATGTGCATACTTGTCAAAAATTTCCTTTCCATGAAGTGACAGCTCATTGAGAGCACTTGGAATAGCGTCTACTGTGATTTGATCTTCTTGAATTCCTTTTTTTGTCCAATTTAATGAACCAAAGATACTATCTAGAGAGATTGGAGCGACCCATCGTCCTAACTTACGGTCATAACGATTAGATCTTTTCAGGAGGGAAACTTCAGTAATTTTCCTAAGTGGTACAGTGGCAACACCTTTGAGTTCAGTGGTGTAAACCATTCCACATTGTTCCATGAGTCCAACAAGAGTAAGCTCGTTAAAGTCTTCCTTAATTTCATCTGAAACAGAAAATTCATTGTCATCTCCGAGAACCATCAATTCAACATTGGCATTGAAAGTAGAAGCTGGAAATCCAGCCAACTGATATGCCATTCTGAAAACTACATGATTATACATAGTGTTGATTATAGACGTTAGTGGGTTGCCTGAGGGCATTCCAGTTTGCCATTCATAAACACTGTCATCCACAACATGTTTGGAATTGATGATATCTGCGAAGAGTTTCTTTCTTTTAGAATTATCTGGATGGTCAACACCATACCAGTCATTTATGAGAAGTAGAATCTCCCACATGATTTGTGGTCTAAGACAAGTGTCAAATCCTGAATAGTCTCCAGCTCCACAATTGACATTGTCATCTGAGGAATTGAAGCGTTTCAATTTACGGATCATAGAATCCCACTGTGTTGTTTCATAAAGCATTGTCTGTGTAACTGTTCCTATTTTACCTAATGTAACTCCGCC